TAAGGGTACGCTCCAGCAGTCTGTTCTACCCTGAAGCCCCACACACCTACCGAGGAGCCCTAAATGACCAAAGTTACGTCCGAACACCTGCCCGACAGCGAACCCGCCGCTACCAACGGATACACGATCAGTCAGCACCACGTACCTCCTGTCGAGGCACCCGAAAGCATGGGGAACGCCGCCCTCACACCCCAAGACCGGCAGGCAGAGGCGCACCAGTTTGTCGCCGAACACCCCCAGCAAGCCTTGGACATGTACTTGGTGCTGGCCAACGCGCTGGACGGCGCTGGCATGATCCTCCCGACGCCGCCCGCCGAGGCGCCCCGCTTGATCCCTGACGGCCGCGAAAATGGCCATAGCCCGGAGGCAGCGATCTCCGATTTGCGCCAGCACCTGATGGGCTACGGTATGGAAGTCGTCATGACCTCCGAGCCGTTCCTCGCCAAACTGCGGAGCGCGCTGTGATGGCCGCGATGAAGGGTAAGGGTATGATGGCGCCACCCTTCGGCAAGAAAGATGCCGCGCCGACCAAGGGCAAGGCGCCTCCCGCGAAAGCGGCACCGGCCAAAGGAAAAACACCCCCCGCAAAGGGCACCAAACCTGCGTTCCTGACCAAGAAAGGAAAGTAAATGCCTCTCGACAACCCCAACAAGTCCCCGGTAGTGCTGCTCACCGACCGGGAGATACTCGCCAAGATTCTGGCGGAGCTGCGCATCCAGACGATAATTCTGGCAGACGCCCACGGAGGCAGGGACGACATCACGCAGCTCCGCACCGAAATCCTGCTGCAAAGCAGCGATCTGTAAGCCCACGTACCACCACTCACCACAAGGAGCACTACCATGAAGAACGAAATTGCTGTTGGTTCGCAGACCCTCGCCGATGGCGCCCAGAACTCCGCTCGCGGCGGCCGCACAGGCGAAACGATCATGTCCCAGCTACACGGCGGGTACTACGAGACGACCTCTCGCGGCAACCGATTCGGCATCGCCAACCAAGCGGCTGTCAGCACGACGGCGGCGTTCGTAGCAACCTTTACTGGATTGGTGTTGGGCAACCCCACCGGGTCCGGGGTCAATCTGGTATTGGACAGGTTCTCCGTCGCACAGTTTGCCGTGGGTGCCGCGGGGATGGTGGGCATCATGGGCGGGGCGATGGGTGCCGTGCCGATCACCGCTTCCCTGACCCCGACGAACCGGATGCTGAACGGCAAGGCGTCGGTCGCACTGGCCAATGCAGGACAGACGCTCAACGCGGCACCGGCACCGACCCTGCTGGTTCCGGCCGGAGCGGTGGGTTCGCTGGCCACCACAGGCTACGGTCTCATGGGCGGGATCGTTCTCGATCTGGAGGGGGGTATCGTCGTCCCGCCGGGATACTACGTGGCGTCGTACACCACCGTGGCAACCACCACGGCGCTGGCGTTCGGCTTCCACTGGGAAGAAGTCGCCATCTAAGGACCCCTATGCGCGCCACCAAGACATGCCCCGGAGTAGAAACGGACGACTACGCACAGCTCAGCCACACGCTGGACGTAGAGCACTTCAGTCCGAACCCCAACCGTGCAGATGGTTGTTCGGGGTATTGTCGATGGTGTGCCGCAGCTAAAATGCGGCAGTGGAAACGCCAGAATCCTGCAAAAGTAACGGCGTGGAAGCAGAACTACAAGGCGTCGCAGCATGACCGAGACTGAATTCCCGAGCCGCATGCTGGCGGAGCCCAGTCGGGCCATTACCCCGCTGGCGCCCAGCGATCCCGCGTGCATTGGGTACCCGCCTACGTTCCCGATAGAGATCGCGCTGCGCAGCGCACCCCTGCAGTCAATCTGCGAGGCGTATGGCATAGACCGCGAGGAGTGGGACCACATACGGACGGACGTGCTGTTCCTGCGCGATCTCAAGGCCGCCATGGATATGGTGGCCAAGGAGGGCATGAGCTTCAAGCTCAAGGCGAAGTTGCAGGCAGAAGAGCTGCTCAAGACGTCATGGCGCCTGATTCACGCGGACGATGCGCCGCCGGCCATAAGGGCCCAGCTGATTCAGGCGACGATGCGATGGGCGGGGTATGACCAGCCGAAGGAGGTGGGGGTTGTCGCGGGCGCAGGGTTTGCCATAAACATCAACTTCGGCGGGCAGCAGCAGAACAATGGGTGAGGCCGTCGACTACACGCCGAGCCCCACGGTAGAGCGGTTCATACAGGACTATTTACCGGGGGAGCTGTTCTACGATTTCATAGTGGGCCCGTACGGCTCAGCAAAGACAACCGGGAATTTCTTCAAACTGGCGTATATGGCGGGGCTGCAAGAGCCTAACCCCCACGACGGCATCCGCCGCACCAAGGCAGTAATCGTACGGAATACGGCCCCGCAGTTGCGCGACACGACAATAGCATCATGGATGTACTGGTTCAAGGACGGTGTGGCCGGGCGCTGGCGGGCCACCGACAAAAACTTCACGCTGCGGTTTGGCGACGTAGAATGCGAGGTTCTGTTCCGCGCACTGGATACGGCGGACGACATCAGCAAAGTCCTGTCGTTGGAGATTACGTTTGCTATCCTCGACGAGTTCGTGGAAATTCCCAAGGAGATCGTGGAGGGGCTGTCGGGGCGCTGCGGACGGTATCCTCCGGCCAAGGACGGCGGGGCGACGAACTGGGGCATGTGGGGCGCGAGCAACCCGGGAGAGGAAGGCGGATATTGGCACGAGATGCTCGTGGAGAACTGCCCGGATAACGTGTCGTACTACCACCAACCATCCGGGCTGTCCCCCGAAGCGGAGAACTTGGAAAATCTGCCGAAAAACTATTACGCGAATCTGGAGAAGGGCAAGACCGACGCGTGGGTGCAAATGTACATCCATGCAAATTGGGGATACTCCGTCGCCGGACGCCCTGTGGTGCCGACGTTCAATCGGGACATCCACATCTCCAAAACGTCCCTCAAATATGACCCGTATCTGCCTGTCTCCGTGGGGTTCGACCCCGGCATGCACTCAGCACTGATCTTCGGCCAGCAAGACCTCTACGGCAGGCTGTGCATACTGGCCGAATTGATTCTGGAAGGCTATGGGGCGAAGCGGATGATCTCTGACAAACTGATCCCGCTGATCAGGAGCCGGTTTCCCGGCGCCGAGATTGTCATCGCGCCCGACCCGGCGGCCAACTCACGCACGCCCACGGACGAGCAGACGGTAGTGCAGGTGCTCAGGGACGCGAAGTTCAAGCAGTACTGGACGATCAAGATGCCAAACACGAATTTGCTGGCGCCTCGACTGGAAGCCATCGAATACTTCACGACCCGGCTGACCGAGAAGGGTCCGGCGCTGCTGATCGATCCCGCATGCAAGGGGCTGATACGCGCCTTGGTGGGGGGCTGGAGGTACCCAAAGGTCAAGGGGGGTGAAGAACGCCCGACGCCGGAGAAGAATGCAGGGAGCCACCCCGGGGATGCCTTTGGGTACCTGTGTCAGCACAATCAGGCGGCAGAGTTGCGGCATGGCCGGCGGACCAACGCGGCACCGAGACCGCAGCTTCCTAGCTTTTCCAACCCCTACGTGGCAAGATAGCGCGCAACTATATCAGGGAGCCGACCATGGCTGACACGCAGCGACCACCGAAGGGCATGCCGCCCCCTAGTCTCTGGAGCAGAGCGGCGGGGGCGGTGAATGAGGCGATCAAAGAGTACATACCGTCGAATGTCCGACTGCTTGCAAGCACAGCACTGGGGGACCGCTCCCCGGTTACGGAAGCATATTTCCCTGAATCTGATTTAGCGGCAATGCGAACCGCCGCGGCGAGCGGTATGGTTCGGAAGCAAGAGGAGATGAAGTTCTTGGAAGGCGCGGTTGGCTATTCTGGTAGGACGCCCGAGGAGAACGCCGAGTTCTTGGCGGCGCGCGCAGCCAAAAGCCCAGTTATTAGGTACCCGGACTATAAGAACAATGTAGGGGAGTTAGACACAAACACTAATTGGGCGGAGGCCGCAGTGAAAAGTGTTAGCGATGCGGATTTCAGAGCGTTGACATCTATTGGGCAGGCGCGGCTGGACACGAGTCCGGTAGGAGATACAATACTGAAAGACGAATATAGTTTTCACGGAGGCGGTTTCGCGAGCCCCAACAACCCCTCCCGGTTTTTGGATGGGATTATGGCGGGTACAGTCCCCAAGGGGAAGGGCCGCGACGTGACAGTGAATTTAGGGGCAATTAAGCCCGCGAAGAGACCCGAATAATCAGGGAGCCGACCATGGCATACGCAACAACCCCCACGATGGCCGCCGCGCAGGCCGACCCGAACATGGAGCAGCCCGGCAAACCACTCATCGACGTGGAGGCGTTGCGCAGGCTAGGCAAAACCCTCTCGTCACGGTTCACGCAGTACGAATCCGACCGGAGACTGGCGGAACTGAAGTGGGCGCGCAATGCCCGGCAGTATCTGGGCATCTACGACCCGGATGTCGAGACGTCTCTGGACCCGAATCGGTCCCGGGCATACCCGAAAGTGACGCGCGTCAAGTGCGTGTCGATGCTCTCGCGTCTGATGAATCTGTTGTTCCCGGTGGATGACCGAAATTGGGGGGTGGATGCCTCCGCCGTGCCTAATTTGCCCGCAGGCGTGCTGCAACCCTTGCTGGATAGGCTCGCGCAGACCATTGTGGAGAGCGGACAGCCCCCAGACAGCGCTGCTGTGGAGCAGGCGATTCGCGACGAGGCCAAGAAACGCGCAAAACGGCTGGAACGGGAGATTGTGGACCAGCTGCAAGACCTCGGCGGCACGCGGGCGGTGGATTACGTGGCTTTGTGCCGGAAAGTGCTCGCCAGCGGTATTCAGTACGGCATGGGCGTCCTGAAAGGGCCGTTCGTGGAGGACCAGAAGCAGAGAGCGTGGGTATTTGACCCGCTTATCCGGAGATTCGTGGTCACCGAGACGGAGGCGTACCGTCCGCGCTACGAATTCGTGTCAATTTGGGACTATTATCCGGACATGAGCGCCAAGCGAATTGACCAGATGGACGGCCAATTCCAGCGGTATATCTTCAGCGGACACCAAGTTTCGGCCCTGAAAGCCCGTCCGGACTTCATGAAAGACCAGATCGACGTGTTCTTGCAGCAGTCGCCGACCGGCAACTACAAGCGCCGACCCTACGAGACCGAGCTGAAGGCCATGGGGGTGCAGCTTAACGTCGCCGAGGCCGAGCGGGGCAAGTATGAGGCCATCGTGTGGGAGGGTAACGTGTCCGGACGGGAGTTGCGTGCTGCTGGTGCGGAGGTACCGGAGGGCAAGCTGAGTAGCGATGTCCGTGCGTGCGTGTGGTTGATGGGAGACGTGGTGGTCAAGGCGGAGATCGACCCGTGGAGTCGGTTGGAGCCGGACGATACCATGCAGATGTATCACCAGTTCGTGTTCGAGGAGGACGAGTCGACGCTGCTGGGGCAGGGGCTGCCGAATATCATGCGCGACAGCCAGATGGGCATCTGCGCGGCCACCCGGATGATGATCGACAACGGGTCTATCGATGTGAATTTCGAAGTGAATGGGGCCTTGCTGTCGCCGAATCAGGATACGACGGCGATCATGCCCCGAAAGATTTGGTACCGAGAAGACGACAATTTGGGCACCATGAGTATTCCGGCGGTGCGCGCCATTGAGATGCCGATGCACCTTGCCGAGTACCGGGGGCTGGTGGATTTGTTTCAAGGCTTCGCGGACCAAGAGACGTTCGTCAACGCCAATACCGGCGGGGACATGCAGAAAGGCCCCAGCGAGCCGTTCCGTACCGCCACCGGACCATCCATGATTCGGGGGGACGCGGCGCTGCCGTTCAAGGACGTGGTGCGCAACTTCGATGTGTTCACGCAGTCGGTGATTTCCTCGTTGATAGTGTTCAATCGGAACTTCAATCCGAACCCGGACATTCAGGGAGACTTCCAACCTGTGGCGCGGGGGGCCAGCTCACTGATCGCCAAGGAAGTGCTCGGTATCCAGTTGGACAATCTGGCCTCTACGCTGACGGATGAGGAGAAGAAGTACGTCAACATGCGCGAGTTGGCGCGTAGTCGCGTGCGTGTGCGGGACTTGACGGTAGCGGACCTCGTGTTCGATGACGCCAAGTGCGATGCGATTGATGCGCAGGTCGCGCAGCAGGTCGAGCAGCAGCAGCAAGGCCAGCAGCGGATGATCGAAGCGCAAATCAGGGAAGTGCTGGCGAGTACGCTCAAGGCGATCTCTCAGGCTGGCAAGAACTCCGCCGCGGCAGAAGCCGCGACGGCCAACGTAGTTTTATCCGCATTGGAGAAGGGACTTTCACTCAATGACATTACTCACTCGGGAGATGGAGCAGGAGCTGAAGCTGGTGATCCACGTGAACCGGCGGGAGGCGGGGCTGGCGGCGATGCACAAGCTGCTGGAGCACAAGCTGGAGAAGTGCAAGGAGCGCCTGCTGGTATGCCAGCTGGGGGAATTCTTGCAGATACAGGCGGAAGCGCAGGCGGTGGGTTTGCTGCTCCGCCATTACAGTGAACGGCCGAAACTAGGCCAATTGCCCACTTGACAATAAAATTGCGTGAGGATATAAAGCGCCATGGACCCTGAAATCACTCCCGAAGCTGTTGCCGAAACGCCGCCCGAGCAGGACGAATTTGCGGCGGCGTTTGCCGCTCTGACTGATCCAGTACCCGCCGCCCCGGTCGCGAGTACGGAGACCCCTGCAACTCCTCCCGCTGACGGTACGTCGGCTTCACCCGCCGCGGCCGAAACGCCTCCGGCGGCTTCTTCTACCGAGACTCCGCCCCCGGCGGATGACACTCCCCCGCCTGATCCTATGGCGGAACTGGAAGCCCTGCGGGCTGAAAATGCGGCGCTCAAGGCGGCGCCTCCTCTCGCCGCCGCTGAGTCGCCTCAGCCCGCAGCGGCCCCCGCCGCCTCTGTCGCGCCGCTCTATACCGCCGACGAACAGTCGGTGTTGGACAAGTACGCGGTCGACTGGCCCGAGGTGGCGCAGGCGGAAGAACTCCGCCGGCGCGCAGAGTATCGGTCGCTGGTGACCTACATATTCGATCAAGTCCAAAAGACCTACGGGCATGTTGCCGAGTACGTGGACTCCCGCAGCAGCAAGGATCAGTACGCGGAGATCAAGGGCTTGGTCCCAGACTACGATACCGTGCGCGATCCGGCCATCGCATGGGTCAAGTCTCAGCCGGCATATCTGCGCACGGCGTACGAAGCGGTTGTGGACTCCGGCACGCCGGAGGAAGTGGCTGATTTGATTGCGCGGTTCAGGAATGAAACCGGCGTCGCACCCGCACCCGTCGCCGCGCCGGCGCCAAGGGCGGGCATGTCAGCCCCTGCAATATCGGCACAACAAGTGGCAGCCAAACAAGCGGCGGCCGGCCTGCGTGTCGTATCATCCAAGCGCACTGAGCAGGTTGCAGGTGCGGACCCCAACGACTTCGATGGCGCCTTCGCGGAATTTTCTGCTGCGGCCCGGAAATAGGAGATAGACCATGGCACTTACTGTACCCAGCACCGTCGTATCCAAGACCAATCTGTCGGCCGCGAACATTGACCCCAGCGTCAAGAGGATCGTCGCCAACCTTATCGACGCCACCAACGGCTCAGGCACTGCCGGCACCCCTACCGGCGCTACGGTGTCTATCACGCAGGAGCAAGGCATCGGCGTGCTGCACCAGACCAAGATCAACTTGAACGCGCTGCCGCTGACGGTACGGGACACCGAGACGGGCGGGGGCGTGAAGATTTTTACTTTCCCCGCAGGCCGCATCCAAGTGCTCGGCGCTATGGCGCAGGTAGCCTTCACCACCACGTCGGCTATCGCCTCCACGTTAAATTCGGGCGTGACGGTCAACTTCGGTCTGGGCACGGTCACGCAGGTCAGCGCCACGCTGGCTACGACCGAGCAGAATATTCTGCCGACCACCGACGCCACGTCCAGCGCCACAATCAACATCGCGGGCGCGGAGGCCACCGGCACCGCTACTGCGGTCGCATCCTTCGACGGCACCAGCACATCGGTTCCGGTGTACTTCAATGTGGGCGTGGCCTCGGCGACAGACATCGACGCGGATGCCACAGTTACTGTGTCGGGCGACGTCATTCTGACGTGGATCAACCTCGGCGACGTGTAAGCCAAATCAAATCATGACGTACCACAACGACCATGCAGTGTCGCGCTCAAACAAGCGAGCAGGCGCGCTCCAATGGATCGCTAATTTGCGGGTAACCCCGTAGCATTTAAGTTAGTGCTCACTTTCAAGGAGAACCATCATGGCACAAGTAACGAATTATGGGGACATTTCCCCCCGCACCGCAGCATATGCAGTCACCGAGCTTCTGAAGCGCGGTCTGCCGTATCTCGTTCTGGAAAAGTTCGGGCAGGCGTACCCCCTCTCCGGCAACTCCAGCAAGGTCGCCAAGTTCCGCCGGTACTATCTCTCCGGAGCCACGGGCTCTGCGGGTTCGGGTAATCCGGCTGAGGCGTTCGGCAACGCGCTGTCGCTGGCCCCGCTGGTTGAAGGCGTGACCCCGGCCGGCAAGAAGATGGCGAATACCGACTACACGACCACGCTGCAGCAGTACGGCGATTTCGCCACCATCACCGACGTCATCATGGACACGCACGAAGATCGGATACTTCAGCAGATGACCGAAGTGCTGGGCGAGTCGGCGGCGCAGACCCTCGAGACCATCCGCTTCAATGTTCTCAAGGCCGGCACCAACGTATTCTGGGCGAACGGCGGTGTGCGTACCTCGGTCAACACCCCGATCTCGCTGGACCTGCAGCGTCAGGTCACCACTGCGCTGACTCGGCAGAACGCCAAGTTCATCACCCAAACCGTGCGCTCCACTCCGGACTTCCGCATGGAGCCGGTGGAAGCTGCCTATGTCGGCCTGTGTCACCCCGATCTGGATACCGACATCCGCAAGATGAGCGGCTTTATCCCGACCAAGCAGTACGGTACCGTGACCCCGTGGGAGAACGAGATCGGCGCTGTCGAGCGCGTACGCTACCTGTCTTCCACGATCTTCGCTCCGTGGATCGACGTCGGCGGCGCCAAGGCGGGTTCGGGCGTGACCATGCGCTCGACCACCGGCACCTACGCGGACGTGTACCCGGTCATCTATCTGGGTCGCGACGCCTTCGGTTTCGTCCCGCTCAAAGGCAAGGACAGCATCACGCCGATGGTGGTCAATCCGAAGCCTGCTCCCGGCGATCCGCTGGCGCAGCGCGGCACCATAGGCTGGAAGTGCTATCAGGCCACGGTGATTCTCAACGACGCGTGGCTCGCCCGCCTTGAATGCGCTGCAACGGCATAACGAGCATGGGGGCTTCGGCCCCCGGTTCTAACCCCCAAATTTAAGGAGCAAACTACCATGGCACTCACTGTAAACACCCTAGGCAATTCGATGGGCATCGTCAACATCCAGACGTTCTTCTTCACCACGGACTCCACCGCCGCCGTCAAAACTCATTTTCACTGTGGGTTCCTGCCGCGCATCGTGAAGTTCATCAATCTGACTGATCGCGTTACGGACGAATGGGTTCTGGGCATGGCGGCGGACTCCGCGCTGCACACCGTCGCGAACGGGGATCGGACGTACGTAACCTCTGGTGGCATCACTGCCGTGGAGGGCAGCGACGTTACTCTCGCCTCCAGCGTGGTAATGCCCGGCACCCTCGTGTTGGCTCCGGCCAGCGGATCGCAGCCCGTGACTGGCTTCTCGATCCCGGCCGCGCTGATGGTCGCCAGCAAGTCGTTTGCGGTCGTCGCAACGGCATAAGACGGACGGGGGGCTTAGGCCCCCGCGTCGCACGATCATGATGGGAGGAACGTCTATGAGCGGAGATACAGTACTTCGGATCGGGAAGTTGGAGAACGGGTACGAAGTGGAAATTTGCGACCCGGGTATTCAGGCTGCGAACGACAAGCCAAAGTCCAACTACAAAGACCCGTGGAAAGGCTACGTATTCACAACTGCTGCGGAGGTTGCTGCGTTTGTGACACTGCACCTTGACAAGCTCAAACCGCCCCCGGGGGCGGAAGAGGAATATGCGTCGGCCTTCGCCGAGGCGAGTAGAGAGGAGAAGTAAATCATGGCAAAAGCATCCGCACCAAGCAAGGCGCAACTGGCCGTACTGGGCAGCAATCTGGAAGGCGACGACGGCGATGACGGCGGGGACGAGGCGCGTTGCGAGCTACCGTCTGATCCGATTGAGCAGCCCCGCGTGCGCATCCAGCTCGAAGAGAACGAGAATATCCCCCCCACCGGCCAGTTCTTCGGCGCTCAGGGGCGGGGGTACATCCTGCGTCCCGGCGAGCCGGCAGACGTTCCGCAGTCGATCATCAACATTCTCGACACGTCGGTGGAGTCCCACCCCGTCAAGGATGCAAGTGACGTGGTGATCGGGTACCGTGACCGCCTGCGCTACCCATACCGGGTTGTCGTCCCCGCGCGCCGCCCTGCGTAATGCCCCGTGACTCTGGCCGAGCTGCTCGACGAACTCCGCGGGAATATCCTGCGGGACAGAAGTGACCTGATCGCGGGGGACACGGACTCCCTGTGGACGGATGAAACGCTGCTCCGGTACATCAAGGACGGCGAGCGGAGGTTTGCTCGGCAGACGCTCTGCTTGAGGGACTCAACGACCCCGGAGATTGTGCAGGTGCGGTTGCGTAGTGCGGTACAAAATTACGCGTTGCACCCCTCGATTATTGGGGTACTGTCGGCGAGGTTCGACACGGACACATTCGATATCCAGCGCAGCGGGTATGCGCTGTTGCTGCAAGGCGCCCCTCCGGAGACGCTATCGTTCGACCCCAGCACGGCGTACACGGCGGCTCCGGGGCGGCCGGTTGCGTATTTCACGGATGAGACCCTGATCTTTGCTCGGCAAGGGCGGGTGACGCTTTCTGCCTACCCTATCCCCGGCACCGACGAGGACGGCAAGACTTTGCATCTGCGCGTGCTGCGCATGCCGGCGACGGACTACAGCCTCGACAATCTTGAGGTGGAATCGGAAATCCCCGAGGACTACCAGCTAGATACGTTGGAGTGGGCAGCCTATCGGGCGCAGCGGGGCTTCGATGCCGATGCGGGGGCCTCGACCGTTGCGGGCGCACACAAGGTCGCATTTGGGGAGGCAGTGGTCGCGGCGGTAAAGGAGATGAAGCGCAAGACGTTCGCCCACATACCCTTTCTGTTCGGCCAAAACGGCTTCTCGTGGACGAGGTAGAAAATGGCTGAACAGCCTTCCTCCCGTGTCGATCCTGATGTTGTGGCGTACTCGGCGTTTGCCGGCTTGCGCAACGACGTTGATCCGGAACGGTTTGGGTTGACGGACCTGACTGTCGGTACCAATATCGATCTTGACAAGAGCGGGCGTATTTCGCGACGCGCGGGGTATGCCTTGATGCGTGCGGGAGCAACGCACTCTTTGTGGGCACAGGGCGGACTGGGGGTGTTCGTATCTGGCAGCACGCTCTACCGTCTGTCCGACGCATACGGAGCCGTGGTGCTGCGCACAGGGCTGACGGTGGGCGCGCGCATGAGTTATCTGCCTCTGAACGACAGCCTGTTCTTCTCCAACGGGTACGAGCGCGGGGAACTGCGCTTCGGTACGTTGCATAGCTGGGGGTTGGATGTTCCTGCACCGCCGGCAGCGGTGGTAACGGTGGGCAGCATGACTGCCGGCATCTACCAGTTCTCGATGACGTACCTGCGCAACGATGGGCAGGAGTCCGGGGCGCCATTGGCGGGGGTCGTCACCGTCCCCGAAGGCGGCGGCTTGGTATTTACGTTGCCGGTCAGTACGGACCTTGAGGTGGCCGACAAGGTGGTCTATTTGACACCGCCGAATGGAGAGAGGCTGTACAGGGCCCTGCTGTTGCCGAACGCGCAGACGACGGCGACCTATCAGAATGATGCGCGGGAGCTGGCGCAGCCCCTCGACACGCAGTTTCTCGGCCCGCCGCCGGCAGGGCACCTGCTGTGTTATTACCGCGGCTGCGTGTTTGTGGCGGTCGAGGATGTCATTTACCGCTCAGAACCGTTCGCGTACTCCCTGTTCGATCTGCGCAAGTACATGCAGATGGACGGGGTTGTCACCATGATGGAAGGGTACGAGGACAACGAGAGAAGCCCCGAGACCAACGCAGTCCGTAGCGGAATTTTCATCGGTACCGAGAAGCAGTGTGGTACGCTGATAGGCTCCAATGCAGACGACTTTCAATACGTGCAGAAGACGGATTACGGCGCGGTCCGTGGTGCGGTTGCACATGTGGAGGGCAGTGTGTTTGGAGACGGCAGTACTAACGCCGGGCTGCTGCCCATGTTTGTGACTACCAATGGAATTTGTATTGGGATGCCCGACATGACCATCAAGAATTTGACCCGCAGCAAGTACGGTTTTTCGGCGGCGGGTCAAGGCGCGGCCTTTTTCAATGCAGGCCCCAATCGTTTCGTGGCCGTTACCAACTATTAAGGAGAAGTAAAATGGCACTTAAATACAGCGTGGGGGCTCGGGCGTTTGTCATGGGCCAAGGGTCATTCAAATCCGCCTTCCAGAACGGGAAGATCGAAATCTATACGGGGGCACAGCCGGCCACGGCGGAGGCAGCGGTAACAGGCACGCTCCTCTGCACGATCACCGCTGCCTCCGCCGCGCGCACGGCGGAGGTCGTAGCTACAGGCACGGTCACGCTGACAGGGGGGGCCTCGGGGTCGGTCAATACGCTGACGGTCAACAGCATCGAGATTCTGGGCGCGGCGGTGGTGTTTAACACCTCGCTGACCCAAACTGCCACCGACGTGGCTACGCAGATCAACAACAATCTGTCGAACGTGGAGTACGCCGCCGTGGCGTCAGGGGCGGTCGTTACGATCTCTGCGCTTCCCGGTACGGGCACCAACCCGAACGGTTTCGTCGTGGCCTCGACGGTGACGACCCTCACCAAGACCGACGTGAATATGGCCAGCGGTGTGGCTGCGGTGAATGGTTTGTCGTACGGCAAGGCGGGCGTAGCGACAGCAGGCATGGTCTCCAAGCTCGTGACGCAGGTGTGGAGCGGCGTTAACGTTGCAACGAGCACGGCGGGCTGGTATCGTGCCTACGGCAGCGTGGCAGACACGGGGGCAATTGATGCAACGGGGCTGACCATCCGCGAGGATGGCGCCATCGCGGTGTCCGGGGCGGAGCTGAATATGAGCAACACGGCGCTGACTGCCACGGCGACGACCACGGTATCGCAGTGGGACCGCACGCTTCCGACGCTTTAAGTAGGGGGACCACATGGCTACCACTTTCGCGGTAGTGGCGTTCAAGAACGCTACGATCAACTTGTTGACGGGACAGCTTGCGACCTCAACTCCGATCTACTACGTCAACCCTTACAACGGGGTACAGGCGGCCGACCCCTCGGCTACTCCGGCGGGGGCGTTCGAGTTTGCGGCTGCGACCTCCGGGCCAAACCTTAACACGCTGATGTCATCCGCAGGCGCAGGTATCAGCCAGTTGGCCACGGTTCGGGCACCCACCACGCCTGCTAACGCGCTCTCCACGGCGGCCATCACCACCTGTCGGCTGTATACTTCCGGTTCGGTGGCGCTGATCGACGTGACCGCATCGATCTCGGGGGGCGGCGGGGGCATTATTCTCGACAGCCTGACCGGCCCGGCCGGCGTCGGTAATACCGTGCAGGCGTTCTCGTTCAAACTTCCGCTCAGTAATGGCGGCACGTTTCTGCTTAA